TATCAGGATAACGAAGAATTACAACACCAGAGCCTCCGGCAGCACCATTGTTATTTGGCCCTGAACCACCGCCACCGCCACCAGTATTTGCTGTTCCTGCTGTTGCCTGAGTTGGAGTACCTTGACCATAACCAGTACCACCGCCGCCAGTTCCACCTGAACCGCCGCCGCCACTACCATTACTTCCATCGCCGCCACCGCCACCGCCAGCATAGGTGTTTCCATCTAACCAAGTAGAGCCATTACCACCAGCACCACCTTCTCCAAGACCTGCTCCACTGTTGGGCGACCCAGTAGCAGAAGCGCCACCACCGCCAGAACCACCTATACCACTTCCTGTAGAGCTTGCAGCGCCGCCGTTGTTACCTTGTGATGGAGATGTAGACGGTGTATTACCAGCTCCACCAGCATTGTTTTGAGCAGAACCTCCTCCAGAGCCACCAGATGCCCCGTTTGTTCCACCGCCACCGCCCCCCGCAGAAGTGTATGTAAATGCAGAAGAATTTGTGCCAGAACTTCCGGGGTTTGTTGCAGCAGCACCACCACCGCCGACAGTAATTGTGTAAGGGCTTCCAGTTGTTACAGCAACACTGGTAAAAGCTCTGTAGCCACCTGCGCCACCACCACCTGCACCAGCAGTTGAATATGGGTACGTACTAGCACCACCGCCGCCACCAACAATCAACAAGTCAATGACGGAAGGAGCAGTGCCACCTCCAGAAAAAGCAAAAAAAGAATTCTTTGCAGCAAACATTACGGTGTGTAACCTTGTGAATAAGAGCCGTACCAATTTGTGCCATCAGAAACAAAAGTCAAAATATCCATTTTTGACGCTGTTGCTGTAATTGTTGGCGCTCCAATACTGTTCCATTTAACGCTTGTAAATGTTCCTGTAAAAGAACCAGCGCCTGTTTTCAATAACAAAATAAATGACTTACCAGCGGTTGCTGTGGGCATTGTGAATGTGCAATTGCCCGTCAAAGTGGCAGTCAATACTGTGCCGCTTGCCAGAGAAAGAGTTTGAGCTGTTCCAGTATTGCCAATAGCAACAACACTTTCGGTGTAATTTGTTACCGTGGAATTTGACAAGGTAACATTTCCAAGACCACTGGCAGTGCTTCCCAATGAAACTGTTGTGTTTCCAATAGTTACAGAACTGTTTGCCAAATAATCATTGGTAAATGGAGTGTAGACGCTGCTAATAGTGACATTTGCAAACGTCATATTGTTTAGCGTGGTTACTGTATTTCCAAGCTGAACAGATGTATTACCAAATGTAATACCCGTGGCAAAGTTGTTATCCAATTGGGATAACGGAATGGCAGATGTTGCGCCAGCAAATGTATATGGGACTGTCATGTTAGAACCTTACCCTTAATTCATGTTCCATCTCGAACGTGTTAACGACAAAAGCGGGATTTGAGCTGGTCAAAGTCAAGCCCAAATACTTTCCGTATTGTTGTGCATCTGACTTGTAAAGGAAATACCCAGACGAGGACAACCAACCAATCGTTGCACTAGAATTATTTGTCCAAGTGATTGTTGTGCCAGCATTGTTAACCCAATATACATTGGATGTATTGCTTAAAACGTAAGTTGGGCTAGAACTTGTCTCGCTATCAACCGTAACATTCAATGTTGCGCCAGCAGTCAAAGTGGCCTCAATGCCAAATTTTAGGGCTTGCTTAGTGCGAATTGGGTCACCCAAAGGCAGTAAGGCAGTTTTAATCGTGCTGTTAACGCTGGCGGTTGAGCTTGCGTATAACTTGTACAAGTCTTTGTCATCTACGCCATACAGTTGAATTAGACCGCCAACAGGCACAGAAGTAACGTAATCAAGGCCACCCTGACTTGTAACAAACCATTTCTTGTCAAAGAAAACGCACTGGATTTGCCGTGGTGTGCCGTTAAGCGCAGGGTCGTTGTAAGTGAAGTTAAAGGCAGCGCACAAAATGTTGTTGAGCAACACCTGACCGCCCGTAATTGGCAGTGTAAAGTCAATGTACGGAAAGATACCGTCCAGCTGGTCGGAAATCTTGCTGGTAGTAGAACCCACAAGGGCATACATACCGTAGTCATTCATAAACAATACAGAACGGAAGTAAGGGAAAACCCCATATATCCGTTTAGTACCAATAGATGCGCTGACGTTGGTGTTTGTGAACAGCGTTCTACCCGTGCTATCAACTCTCAAGTCGGAAAACACGTTGATGCTATCGTCACCAAAGATGTACAAAAAGTTATTTGCCGACAACAAGCCTTGAATGTTGCCGTGCAATGTTGAGTCTGTGAGGGTAATAGACCCCGCAGAAACGCTTGTAAAGTCGCTATAAGACCCCGCAGCGCTGTAATAGATGGTACGCCCTGCCGCAACCCATACACGGCCTGAAAACGTGGCTACGTCAACAATGGTGTCGCTGTTGAGGACTACTGTTCCGGTTGCACCAGAGCCAGAACCGCTAGAAAAGCTCACAGTAGGCGCAGACGTATAGCCAGAACCTACATTGGTCATAATGACTTCAACAACAGCGCCGCCGCTGACAATGGCAGTACCCGCAGCGCCAGAGCCGCCAGCTCCACCAGCAAAGCTCACGGAAAATGAGCCACTAGCACCATATCCCGTACCGCCATTTGTCACCAAAACAGATAATGTTCCAGTTTTAAACGTGTTGTAAGACGCTAGTGCCGTAGCAGTTGTACCGCTAGGCGGTGCAGAAATGGTTACTGTAGGCTGAGATGTGTAGCCTGTTCCAGCATTTGTCAGGACAACACTGCTTACTTGGCCTGTATTCAGTACGGCAGTAGCCGCAGCTGTGCCAGAAGAGAACGTCACGCTTGGCGCAGTTGTGTAGCCAGAGCCGGGCACGGTCACAGACAAGGCCACCACCGCACCACCAGAAATTGTGGCAACAGCTTGGGCTTGAGTGCCGCCAGATACGTTGGGTGCGCTTAGCGTAACGCCCGGAACAGACGTATATCCAGAGCCTCCAGCTGTCACGTTGATGTTGGCAACACTGCCAGCACCCGTTGTAATGGTCGTAACTGCCGTGGCCTGTACGCCGTTGGCATCATTAGGAGCGCTGATAGTAACGCTAGGTGCAGTCAAATATCCATTGCCGGGATTTGTAATGCCAATAACGCCGACAGAGCCAATAGACACAACATTGTTTCCATCCCAAGATGACAAACCTTTTGACGGGTCACCAATGATGATGCGTTCGTTTTTATACTGAGCAACGGTTACGCCGCTGTTGGAAAACGTGCCTGTCGTAGCCACATTTGCTTTTGTAGCCGTATCAATTCTGAAGTATTCAGCTCTACCGTTGTTTTCAAAACCAACAACATAGTCATTAAGTCCTATGTTTGCAGATACAAAAGTAGTAACTGTGTTGGCAAAAGAGACAGCAGTATTGCCAGAATCTTTGACGGTAGACTGAGCTGGAACAATTTTGATGTTGCCAAAGCCAATTGGCATGGCATTTTCAATCCATGCAAACTCTTCTTCCTTGATGGCTGTTCTGTTTGCTTTGGTGTTTAGGCCAGCAAAGTTCTTAATGACAGCATAGGACTTCTTTTGCTCTGCTGCTGCCATAGTTAGAACGATGAGTAGGGGTCAGGGATGCGGCGTGTGTAAACCGAGTTGAGAACGGCTTGCACGTGCTTGGCGTATTCTTGTTTGTAGATTTCTGCCTCACCATAGCTCTGCTCTTTGTACTTGGCTTTGTAAGCAGCGTAGAAAGCAACAGGTGTGGTGTAGGGGTCAACAATAACGTCCACAGCATTAGGCGTTGCAGTGCTTAATGGTGAAGGCAATATGACCGTATCTACTTCAATTGCATAAGATTGGTCAGGCACAGGCGCAATGTACAGCTGGCCTTGACCGTATGTTGAGAAGCAAATAGGTCTGCCTACGTAGTTTTGCCAATAACGCAGCTGAGCGTTAAAGTTACTCCAAGGCAAATAACGCAGAGGAATGCGGCTGTTACCCCAATACAGAGTTACGTTCAGCACATCTAGCGTTTGAATTCCGTTTGGCAAAGCAGCAAGGCTAATAATCTCGCAATTGCTAGAGTATTGCAGTGTGGCTGTTCCGTTAGTAAACGTGCCTGACGGTGGGAATGTTGCGCTTGCCGTAGGGTAAGGCGCTGCGTCAGTCGCTAAAACTCCACCAGTAATGACTTGGTAGATAAAGATGTTTGAGAATATGAACTGTCCAGCGGTAACAACTAAACCGTTAGACCAAGGAATTGCCGTTACTCCAGTATTGGAGAGAGGCGTATTCGTTATTTGAAGGGTGCGGAGGCAGCCAGTATCTCTTACTACTCGTTCACGGGCTTCGTTAATGTAGTCCGTTAATTCCGAGGTAGACCAGAAGACAGCGTTTGCGTCATGCAAGAGTCGCTGCACTTCCGTGAGGTAGGAAGAGAGAGTTGCCATTGAGCATCCATATTAAGCTGCCCTCTTAGTGA